AATTTAAATCTTGAATTAATAAGTGAAGAAGTAGGGGCATACGGAAATACTAAAAGGCATAGTATTGTCTGGTATTTAAAAAATGTAGCTAAAATCACTGATGATTTTGTAGAGATTGGAAACAATCCTTTTCCGCTTAATGATGAAGATTCTTCAAATCCAATTCTTTCTTTTGATAGCACAGATACTAAACTTGCTAGAATTATTTCAATTTGCAATAGCTTTAACGCAGAATTTCAGTTCAGAACCCAACTAAAAAATGACGGAACTCTTCAAAACATCACCATCGATCTTTACAAAGAAGAAGGTGTCGGGCAAAAGAGAAAAGATGTCACTTTATACTATGGGAAAAATATTGCGGGAATTACTTCAAAAGCAGATCGTACATCCACGTTTTTCAACGCTACAACAGTGACGGATTCAAAAAATAAATTTAACTGGCTTTCAGTGGAGGGTAAGCATTATAATTCTGAGGGTCAATTGGAATTCTACAAGAATGCTGGTGATAACACAGCCTATGCCCCGCTATCAAGAGATATGTTCCCTTCTCAGCTTAAATCCTCAAGTTCAGACAGATATACTCGAAAAAATTTAAGTGTAGAAGCTACCTCTGCAAATAGTTTGTGGGATTATGCTGTTAGCCAATTCAAACTCTATGCCTATCCTCAATTGACTTATGAGGTATCGGTTGCGGTTAACGCCGTGACAAGTGCTTTAGGTAATGACCGCAAACTTGATATTGGTGATACGATTATTGTTCAAGACAAGACTTTCGATAAGTCAGAAGGTGGTTTAATTCTGTCAGCAAGGGTATCTGAGCAAGAAATAAGTTTCACTAATCCTCATGATAATAAAATAACCTTTACTAATTTTGTTAAATTAAAAAGTGAAATTTCTGCCGATTTATATGGCAGAATGAAAGACTTAGTCGACCAAAATACCCCTTATAAAGCAGAAGTAGAAACTACTAATGGCTTACAATTTAAGAATGGTAAGGGTTCAACGACCTTAACTGCTAGAATTTATTTCGGGTCAGATTCTTCAGAAACTAAAGCCGATAGCTATGAGTGGAGAAAGGATGGAACTCTTGTAGCAAACGTTCAAGAAATAACCGTGGATGCCAGTGGAATTGATGGAAAAGCGGTCTATGCTTATAAAGCTACTGTTAATGAAAAAGTAGTCGGTAATGCTTCGGTTACGATAACCAACGTAAATGATGGAGAAAATGGGGCAGACGGAACAAATGGTACAGATGGACGATCAGTAACTGGTATTGAACAGAAATACCAACTCACACAAACCGATGCAACTCCTGCCAATCCTTGGGAAGATGAAGTTTGGCAAACGAGTCAGCCAAAAATGACCGCTACTAATAAATACCTTTGGTCTATTACTCGAACAACTTTCAACCAAGCTCCTTTAACACAAGATATTGTGGAGCAAAAAGCAGTCTATGGAGATTCAGGGGAGAATGGTTCGGATGGTGATCCAGGTAAAATTGTTTCTGATAAGGAGCCAACTACAAAATTTGTAGGCTTGACATGGAAGTATTCTGGAATTACAGCAATTGATGCTTCTGACGGAACTAACATTCAGCCTAACACTGAGTATTATTGGAATGGTAAAAACTGGGTTATTAATCTTATTAATGCACAAAATATTATCACAGATACATTAACGGCATTAGGAGACGTAACTGCAGGATCATTTACTCTAAAAAAAGGAGATACTGGCATGTCTGTTAAAGATGGGACTGTTAAATCCTGGGGTGTATCTAAAAAACCTGACCCATCAGTTCCTGGAGGGTATTCTAACACGAGTGTAGGAAATACTCTTGATTCAGGCAATTTGAATTTCTATAGTGCTGATTATAATACAATCTCTAATGATGAAGAAGTTTTCGACCCAGCTAAAAAAGCAGTTTCATTTAGAGTAAATAACAATAACACTCAATCTAATTCAGTTACTTTGATTTTAGAATCTGCTAAACCTGATTTTGAACTTTTGGTAGTTGGTAAAACAGTTTTGCAAGGCGATGTAACAGTCGTGGGTGTAGTTAATCAAAGCTCTAAAAAAGCTACTGTAAATTTTGGATATGGTAGAAACGTTACTCTAACAAGGGATGGGAGTTATGTCACAATTACTAGTCAAAATCGTTATACAATAGCACCAGCAAACGGAACCTGGCTTAGAAATGTTGCTACTTTGCCATCAGGATATCGCCCAGTAGAGGATGTATTAATTTATAACCACGATTTAAGTAACGGTTCAAAGTTTTCTTGGAGTTTACTGCACCCAAGTGGAGTTATTGATTTGTTTAGTAGTGGAAATATAACAACAAACGATTATATCTTGTCATCAGCTCAATTTTGGATAACCAAAGATGAGTTACCGAGTTAGAAGGAGAAAAAATGAAAAAGAACAAACAAACTCAAGAATCTACCGATATTATTATTGGTGAGAAAATCGTTGCCAATTTTAGCTTTAATGCTTATGAAACTGGAACATTAGATGCACAATTAACAATTAACATCCCTCAAGATTTTCATGATTCAGAAGAAGCTAAAAACGAGCTAAATGAATTAATATCAGAAGCGTTTGAGGCTTCAAAAAATAAACTGGCGACTTATGAAGTGCCAGAAAAATAGAAAGCAGGGGTTATGAATTCATTTGTACAACATGCCTTAGTTGTCGTGAAAGATGTTATTGATAATTGGGGAGCGATAACAGTGGTTTCTATTATTATTGGAAGTGGTTATCGAATATTAAATAAAAAGCAGGAACTTAGAGATAAGGCTCAGGAAGACCAGCTTTTAATTATGCGTCAAGAAATAAAAAGAATTGAATTGGGAGAAGCTATTCATCATGATTATGGACTACAAATTGTAAGTGGCATTTTTGATGAATACACATCTTTGGGCGGAAATCATTATGCTCATGAAATTTACGAAAAGTATAAAAAGGAGAAAGAACATGAAAACATTTTTTAAAGACTTAGTAGAACGTGCGATTAAAACATTTGCACAAGCGATGATTGGTGCATTGGGAGCTGGAGCTACGGGACTAATTGGTGTAGATTGGGTTCAAGCATTAAGTATTGCAGGATTTGCAACTTTAATATCAATCTTGACTTCAATCGGAAGTCTAACCATTGGTGATGATACTGCAAGTCTAGTCAATAATAAAAAAGAAGTCCAACCGGACATCTATAAAGATATGGACCATGAATTCACAGAAGGGGGCGAATGATGTCAAATATTGAAAATATGATTGCTTGGATGCAAGCTCGAAAAGGTAAGGTCACTTATTCAATGACTTCACGAATGGGTCCAAATAGTTATGATTGCAGCTCGTCAGTATTCTTTGCAATGATTGCTGGTGGCTTTCTGTCAGCTGGTTCAATGGGAAATACTGAAACTTTATTTGGAATGTCAGGAACGAAACTAAAAGAAATCAGTCGTGGAGAAGTACAACGTGGTGATATTTTTATCTCAGGGACTCCTGGAGGTTCGGCTGGTTCGGACGGACACACGGGTATTTTCCTAAGCAACGGTTCTTTCATTCACTGCTCTTATACTCACAATGGAATTGCGGTTGATACGAATGATGCATACATGAGCACTCGCTTACCACATCACTTTTATCGAATCGTTGGCTCAGGTTCAGCACATACAGACGATAAACCACAAATGGTTACTCTAAATCTTGATGGGCAGTTTGGTAATGCGACTGCTAAAAGATTGCAAGAATACTTTGATACAGCTGGTAAAGATGGAATAATCAGCCACCAGTACAAACAAACCTTTAATCAAAATATCTATGCTGCGCAGTTTGATTCATCACTGACAGGCTCGAATGTGGTTAAAGCATTGCAAAGATTTTTAGGAGTCGGTCAAGATGGGCTGTTTGGCCAAGGTACAATTAAAGCATTACAAAAACATCTTGGAACCACACAAGATGGAACAATTAGCCCAGTTTCTGAATCTGTGAAAGAATTACAACGGCGATTAAATACGAATACATTATAAAAATTAACCCTGACTTCGGTCAGGCTTTTTTTAGTGAAACACTTATAAAATGTTATACTTTAAGTATCGAAACATTTAGAGGGATAAAATAATGAAAAAAATATTTTGGGGTTTAATTGCTGTATTAGTAATAATTATTGGGGCTGGTTGTGTTTGGTATAAAGTAAATTATGGGACTACTCCATATTATGTTCAACTTACTCAAGATGGTAAGAGCGAGAAAATAACCTACAATAACGGAACTTCAGGAACTCTCTATCGTTATAATTTAACAGGTTACGACAAAAGCGGAAAAAGCCAACAGGTAAAATTGATAGAATCCCGAATCCTCAAGCATGATGCATATCTAAAAGTAGCATACAGTAAGAAGGAAAACGTGATAAGCTGGGAGGAAGTAAAAAAATTAGAAGTACCAGTAGCAGCTTTGAAAGAATTAAATAGTAGAAAGTAAATTAACTCCCCGCTTCGGCGGGTGTTTTTTTGTTACATCTGTATTAAAAAAACTATAATTTAAAAGTCTACCACAATTCTTATAAAAATTATGATAGAATAGTTAAGTTTGTCAGTTAATTATTTGACATTTCACTTACTTTCAAGTAAAGTGTAAGTGTACATGAAGTAGAACACTTCCGATGTTAACTTTAATAATAAAGGAGAATATTGTGGCGAAAATAATCTCATTCTTCAATCATAAAGGTGGAGTAGGAAAAACAACTCTGGCTTATAACGTTGCTTGGAGCCTAGCGGAAAAAGGAAAAAAAGTCTTGATGCTCGACGGAGACGCTCAAGCAAATTTAACAGAAATAGCAGTTGATAATGAATTTTTGGATGATTATAACCAAATGAATTTATTTGCTAATTATGATTCAGAATTTTTTTTAAAAAATAACGTATATGAGTATTTTGTTCAATATATTGAACCAACATTTGGACAAGAAATAAGAGAAATAGAACTTTTTCAAAAGAGTGATAATCTTAAATTATTAGCAGGGTCTTTGCGTTTTGCAGAATTGGAAGAGAGCGTAGGTTTATCGATGGCAGGGATTAGTGCCCTTTCTCATATTCCCACCTCAGTTTACCAAGCGCTCCAAAAACTTGGAGAGGGTCAAGATTATATTATTGTGGATCTTTCTCCAGCTTTGTCAGCTGTTAATCAACTTTTTGTAATGCTGTCGGATTATTTTATTGTACCTGTAAATCCTAGTATTTTTAGTAGACAAGCTTTAAGAAACTTGAATCAAATTTTTAGAGGCTGGAATAGGAATGTATCTGATTTTGAAATATTTGCAAGAAAGACTAAACAACTCCCTAAAATGTTAGGAATTGTTTGTCAGAACTATCGTCCTTTTTCTAGAAAGAATGAACAGAATACAAAGTCTGCGAAGAGATTTGAGCAAATTCTTGATGAACTTAATGACTTTACAATTGAGTTGGCCGATGATCTTAACGGGTTTGGTATGGCAGTGACACCAAAGGAATTTAAAGAAATTTTTGAGAAAAGAGATCCGTATCGGATTGCCAATATCCCTGACTACAATCAACTTGCGATGGTTTCTGAAAAAGAACAATTACCTGTTCAAGCCATAACAAGCACTATTCTTACAGAACATGGTTTGAATACTGATTACTATAGAGATAAAGTATCTGGATTCAAAGAGGAATGTGACAATATAGTCGGTGGTTTATTGAATTTAGTGGATAAATAGTCTATCGCCCTCCGGGGCGTTTTTCTTTGTTATCGTGAAGAAGTTTGCTATAATTAAATTTCTAACACTGACACCCCTTAATTGGGGGTCTTTTTTTGTTAGCAAATGTTACTTCGTCATTTTATTGATGTTGTTATAATGATGGAATCATGAATGCTATTCCAATTACAAATACAAATAGCTAAGTGTTTATGAAGAGATAAAGCGCCCTTTTCCAAAGCGAGGGCGT